CAAAGAAACCTAAATTATTTGAACGCTTAAAACCATTGCCGGCAGGAATATTGCGCGGGGTTTTAGTAATTATCAAATTGATGGGCTGTCCGTCTTGAGTTGCTAGTAACATGGCGTTGTTTTTTTTTGTGCAAGTATAATATCAGAATCAAAAAACAGAAAGGACAAAATTTAAAAGCAATCAAGGGTTGAATTTCCACCCGGTATTATTGCCCGAATCGGTTGAATTGTTTGCAATCCACTTGCTTTCCACCGCTACGCCCATTATTTTGCCTATACCGGCTTTTAATACACCTATGCCGGATTTAATGCTTGCCCAGGTTTTGTTCATAAAGGTTTTGATCTTTGTCGTACCGGTTACATTGCTCCATGAAATGTCGCAATATTCGACGGTAATATCATTATATGATAAGTTTAGCAATTTAAATGGGCTTGTAATACTTCCGGATGTAACAAAGGCTGTTAATGTGATATTATTATCTGGAGAGCCTATCGCAACAAAAGTATTTACACGCACTGTTTGACTTTGAAGTATAGATAATTTACGTCCTGCATCAATTGTTACATTTTCAAATATACAATAAGCTGACGTTGAACCAGTAAACCTTAACTGTACTGTGCCTGTTGACAATCCTTTAAATTGAACGTTTTTAATTATTGTCCCGCTTTTTAAGTACATTGTTGTATTACTTGATCCGGCCGATGGATTATTAATTAATGTGCCGTTACTTCCTTCGAAAGTTCCTGCACCAAATTGAAAGCTTGTTGTATATCCGGCTAAAGTAAGCGTACCGCTTCTTAAATAATAAGTTCCTGCATTTATTTGTAAATTTGGTGTTGTAACATCATAATTATTCATATCAAACGTACCATTTCTTAGGTATATGAGTTGTGCAATGTTAAGATTATTAATTAAAGACCATGTACCCCTGGATAAAACAGAAAGTGACCCAATTGTATTTGTGCTAATATCTATTTCATAATTACCTCCTCCATGTAAAGTAATCGAACCATTAAATAATGTACATAAATTATTAAAATATAGCGAGCCAAAAAGCCTTAGAGATGCTGTATATAAGCCAGAACTTAAAAATGAAAGTTCATGCAAAACAGATAAACAATCAATCTGCCCAAGAAGAGTGACATCGAGTGTAATAGTTGAATCATCAGATATACTATTTTCATCGAAAATCATAACATCTTGTATCATAGGAAATTGGTTTGGGGTGCCGCCTCCGTTTGTAGCAGTAAACCATTTTGTAATGTCAGAATAATTTCCTGAATTGCCAAACCAATAAATTGTTTTAGGAGTTGTAAATGTTATATTTTCATTTCCGCCGCCATCCCCAGCACCACCTGTAATTGCTGATAAATCCCAATCTGCATTTCCAAGTCCAATAATATCATAAAAATCTGCATACTCTACAATAACACTTTCTGCAGTAAATGATCTTTTTACAGTTGAAGAATTTAGCCCTGGGCTAATGAATAGCCTGTTTACTCCTTGCCCTGATCCCTTTATTGTAAGCAAATTAGTTACAACAATATTTGTAGTCATCTGAAATTCAGCGCTTGCAAAATAAACTGACTGAGCAACACCTAATATTGTAAGATTATACACTGTAATTGTGCTGTTTGATGTTATTGAAGTACGATAAAAAGGCCCTATTTGTAAAGTGCCCGTTCCTGCGTTTATAGTTAGACCAGAATAATTGTTTGAAAAATTATTTGTTTTAATAGTCCCACTTCCAAAAGTTATTGTTTTAGTTCCATTTAGAATCTGGATAGTACGACAAGTGACAGTATGTCCATTTACATCAAATTCTCCATTAGCGAAACTAATTTGGCCTCCGGATGAAGTATCAGTTGATGAAGTATAAAAGTCGTCTGTTAAAGTCCATTTGCCTCCAGCACCATCAAAATAAACGCCTGGTAAAGTCATTAACAGGCCATTTGATGTTATTGTCTCAGCTTCGGTTGAGCGGAAGTAAATAAAACCACGAGAACCGCAAGTAACTGTCATTAAATTTGATAAAGTAAGCGACCCGTATATATTTATATTATAACCTGTATAAATACCATTAGTTGCATTATTTAGGAATATGACTGATTGATTTATGTCGCCCCAATCCATGCTTTTGCATGATACTTCACTACCTATATCGACAATGCTTGAAGCTGTGAATGAATTTGAATCAAAAAAAACATCATCATCGCTTGTTGGAATACTTGCACCACCAACACCGCCGGATGTTTCGCTCCAACGGGCTGTGTCGTTCCAGTTGCCGGTTCCGCCTACCCAATATCTTGCTGCCATATTACAAAAGCTCTACCTGAGCCAGATCAGGATTAAAGTAGATATGTGTTGCACTAATGGCAACTCCAAGTATTTGTACAATTTTATTTGTGCCGGTTGGTGTTGCCTGAGTTAAAGCGCCTGGAGATGAACTCAGGAATACAGGAGCGCCTGGCGTAAGGCTGCTGTATCCGCCAATAATACCAAGCAGCATAAATATTCCGCTGGCATCGGCGCTGATTGTATCAGTAGCTACGGCAAAGCAATAAGACGTTGCAATTGCATCTGCATCTCCACGGTACATTTTTGCGGCTGACATATAGCAAGCCTGCCCCTTTGAAAGATTTTCGCCTGCAGTAAGTTGTACCCGCAGGCCGCTGAATGTACTTGTATCAGCCTGTAGCAGCAAAGATTCACCACTAAAAGAATCTTTGCTAATTAACTCAATTTCCCCTGTTTCGGCATTTGTGGCAACCAGTTTGTTGTAATCGGCTTCGGGTACTGCGGGGTGATCATCTGCGCTGTCAATCTGGTGAGCCCGGGGGTGGTTATCTGCTGATGCAGATCCACCAAACTCGACCACATCTTTTTCCCCACCAGAACTTTCGGCCAGAACCCACATAGTTCCGGTTTCCTTGTCCTTTGCAATGGTCTCGTGATCGAGCTGATTAACGCTAGGCTTACGGCCTTTCTGCCCCCAAACAAATTTCCAGTTTTTCATCAGCCTACCTCCACTTTTTGGTTCAAGGCATATTCATACTCAAACTCGGCATAAAAAAGATTTTCATTGTCTTTTGCTGTTACTACTTTAGCGTTAAGTAAAACAATCGGTACCAGAGCCGATCCGCTTACCTCGTAACGCTCTTTGCTCTCAAAAAGCTCGGGCATGTACTGTGCCATTTCAGCAGAAATGTAACCGGTTCGGCAGGTTCTGACGATTTTGTTGCCTGAATAATGCTGCACTTTTTCGGGCAGGTTTGAAACTCCTGGGCTCTGTTGTTCTGCATTCTCAAACTCATACTCCGATTGCAGCTCATTTTTGCCATAAGCCAGCAAAGTATCGTAACCTCCAGCGCTGTTTGCAAAAATGATTTGTATTCCGGCATCAACAGCATGATCGAGTATGTAAGTCCTTGTTTCGCTCACAGCAGTACTGCCGCTCATTGCAGTTACCCGGTAACTTGCTATTTCCTTTCCGGGATGATTAGTTGCAGCCCAATTGGCCAGGCCAAGCACACTGTAACCTACCTGAAATTCATAAATCTCGTAACGCGAAATTTCTGCAGTTTCCTGTGCTGGTGTATAATCAGCTGTAGTTCCATCAGTAAACCTGATATTGAGCTTCAGTGTAAGCTTTTCGCCTGCCTGATTTGCCCAGTAAACCATAAAATAGAGCTTCTGAATTTGCTCAGGGCGGGTGTAAAGCGTTTTTGGCGAGAAGGTAAGAAAAGCCTTCTGGCTAACAACCCAATCCCAGTAACTGGTCCAGCGCGAATAAAAATAAGCACTTATCCAGCGCGGGATCTTGCCTCGTACCACATACCTGTCTTCGAGCCAGGTTGTTACTACCACAGGATCACCATCGTCCATATAACACTCCTGTATACGGAGCTTATATTCCCTTATAAGGTTGCGCGATAACCAGGGAGAGTTTCCCTGTTCCGGGAAAACAAACTGCTTCAGCTGATTGAGTCCGGTACGCAGGTACTCATTCAGCAGCACATCTGCCGATCCGGGAAGGGGCGGAAACAACTTTTCTTCACCCGCCACAGAATTATCAGATGAAAACCATGGCTGCACCAGGATAAACATATCTTCGGTACCCGATGGTAAATCGGTGGTAAACTCAAAAAGCATTGGATTATCGCACAATGCTACTACCGGTGATTTTTTTGTTACAGTGATCATGCTGCAATAATAATTTGGTTTTTATGCCGGCAAAAGGACAAAATCAGAAGCCGGAAGCATTTTCAATATCGCTTTCGTTGCCTTCAAATTCTTTAAGATCGAAAAGCGAAAGTTTTGCATTAACACCTTTTCTGAGTGTATTTTCAAGATTTGAAAAAACGGAAAGATATTCGCGCGGAATCATAATCATTCCACCCTGATTGCTGCCGTCCGGATACATATCAGCAGGATAACTGCCATCTGCCCGCTGCGGAACCTTACCCGCCATGCGGTAAATTGCCCTTACCAGCCCGGGCGCGTTGGCCATCATTTTGCTGGTAGTAGGAGCATCAATAATAAGCTCTCCCCCGTTTTCTGCAATAAGGCTCGGCCTTGCAATAATGCCGGTTTTTGGAGTACCTATAAAACTTGCATGATATGTGCGGTTGTCATCAGCACCAGTTACCTGGTATTTACCTTTTGAGTATTGAGGAACTTTTGTAGATGCAATAGTGGCTACCTGTGCCCCTGTGGCAATTCCCTGCCCAATAGCAGCTGCCCATCCGGCCGGAGTAAAACCGTAAGCTGCAAAAGTTTTGGTAATAGCCAAAGCACCGTTAATTATTGCCTGCAATATATCGGCAGCTTTTTGTTTTCTGAATGCCTCAGCCTTGAGTTTTGCTTCTCTTTTGCGATATTTATCATTAATCGCATCCTTTTGCGCCTCAGTTAGATTTTTATTCGCAAGCTCTGCTTCCCTGGCTCGATTCAGGCGATTGAGCTCATATTCATATTGCTGATCCTGTTTGTTTTTCCAGATATTAAAAGCAGCATTGCTGAGCACCTCTGTTTGATTAAGGAAGAATTCCTTATCAAACATTGGCAATTGCACCTTTTGCATATCTGAGGCATTCTCAGGATTTACAAGCTGATCAACCGTTGCTTCGTATTCATCAAAAAGCTGGTTTACCCAGTCATCACTCAGAATTTTATTCCCTTTACCGTCAAAAGAAAAAATACTTTGTTCCTGGCCTTTATCTATAATGCCGGTTTTTACCTTATCAATAACCACATCAAGGTTACCTCCGGCGGCAACAATATCATCAATAAACTTCTGAGCTGCCTGAAGTGAGCTTAATAACTGTCCTACCTTCATTGCCTCAGTAAGGTCTCCCTGCATTACAAGGTCAGTTAAATGATCCTTGTATTGCCCGGCAAGATTAGATAGCTCCTGGTAAGCAGTTATCAGTTTTGCATTGTCATCAAGTATTTTGGTGTTGGCCTTATTTAACTCCTTGTTAACCTCAGTAAGCTTTGCATTAATCCGGTTATAATCTTCGGAATCTTTGTTTACTGATCTTAAGGCGATGGAAAGCAACCGGGCTTTTTCCTCGAATTGAGAAATGGTTGTAGCTGCAATTTTATCGGCTTTGGCTTCAGCAGTAAGGATGTTGGTCATTTCCTGATGCTGTGTTTTAAGATCGCTGATATTTTGCTCAAGTGCCGATATCTCATCATTAAACTGAGCGGCGGCCTCTTTGCCTCGTTCTTTTGCTGTTTCATTATTTCTGATGGTGGCAGCCCAGGTATTGTTAAATGAAAGAAACTGGTTTTTAATCCTATCCCATATACCTACCCGGGTATTTTCTTCCTGGGTTATTTGCTGTTTAATTTTTGCTGCCAGCAAATCCGCTTCAGCCTGCTTAATAGTAGCTGCAGTTAAATCGGAAAGATTCTGAATCTGTTCAAAATTAAGCGAATTGATATCGCGAATAATGTTACTTGTAGCATTATAGGTAATATTCAGCTGCTTATTGATTTCGTTAATACTGTTTAAACGCTGTTGTTTTACAGCCTCAAGCCTAAGCGATTCAGAATTTCGCTGATCATATAGCTTTATTGCTGCAATTAAACCTGTAACTCCCATAACAGCCAATCCCAAAGGACCACCAAGCGCAAGTAGTGCTGATCTCCAAGTAGCTGTGGCGATGGCTGCTGCTTTTTGTGCAATGGTGGTCTTACCAACCATAGCCAATCTGTATTGCTCCTGCACAAGTAAGGCTTTAAGTACAATGGCATCTTTTATTTTCAATCCGATGCCTTTTTGCAGCATAATATGTTCAAGTGCCGAAGCTGCAATTACTTTAATTTTTGCAGCCTGCAATGCCAGGAATGCGCCGGCAAGCAAAATAAGAGGTATCTGATTTTCTCTGATAAACCTCGGAAGCTCTGTAAGTATCTTGATTATATATGCAAAGCCATTGGTGCTTCTTGTAAGCGCTGGTGTTAATTTTTCGCCAAGTACCAGCGCTTTTTCCAAAAAGGCTTTACGGGCTTTTTCTAAACCTGCCTGCAGGTTGTTGTTTTTTATGTTGTACTCAGCAGTAATAGATGTGCCATCAACCATTGCCTGGTTTGATATTTTCTGTGCCTCATCAATTTTTTCAATGCTCCCAGCCATCGCCGATAACACACCCACAGCCCTGGCACCTTCAAGACCCATTTCCTCAAATATTGGAATGAGCTCCTGAAATCCACCGCGCTCATTCATTGAGGTGAGAACTTGTTTTATTGCAGCGTTGGCATCTGTCTTCAGCAGATTTGAGAAAGATTTAACTTCAAGGCCGGCAATTCGGGCAAACTTTGCAGGATCTGCCGTTAATTTCATAATGAAATTCTGAAAAGCAGTTGCCGACATTTCAACGGCCTGCATATCCTGATCAAGAGCCGAGGCATATCCCAGAATATCAGCAATGCTGATTTTTGCCTGTTTTGAAATACCTCCCAATCTCCCGGCAAAGCTTACCAGATAGGGTTCACTTGCAGTACTGGAAGATCCAAGCTCATTAATAGCACTTCCAACAGCCAGCATTTGTTCTTTCAGGCCAATGTTCTGAAGTTGTTGAGTGGCGTCCTGGTAAACGCCAACCATTTTGCCGATGTTTTTAATTGCGTCATCGCCCAAATCTTCACCAAGTGCAACATTTATCTGATTCCCAGCTTCCACAAAATCAAGAATATCCTTTCTTGATTCCCTGCCCAGCTTCCCGGCATCCCGGGCAAGTAAATTCAACTGCTCTCTGGCGGTGCGTGTATCCCATTGTTTAAACTCCTCGTTAAGTTCAACCACCTCATCCCTGGTTTTTTTTGTGGTTTTCATCACATCAGAGTACACATCATCCATGTGTGCAACCTTTTCGGCAAGGCTTCGGAAACCAAGCACAAGCCCGGTAATAGAAGCCAGAAAAGTAGTAACCATACCAAAATACCGGTTAAACCCATCGGCCATCCCTTTTAAACTTACACCCGCCTCATTTGCGCCGCCTCTAAGTTCCCTTATGCGCCCGCTAACCTGTGCAAGCTGAGCCTCCAGTTTTTTGTATTCAGGAGTTCTGGGGTCCATCTGCGCCATAATCAGATTGAGTTCCGATTGCCTTTTCTTCAGCTCCTTCATGGTAAGCCCGGTAAGGCCAATGGTATTGATGAGCCGGTCCATCTCTGCGCGGTTGCGCCTGATGGCTGCTTCTTTTTCGCGGTAAGCCTCGGTATCTTTTTTGCCTTGTTTCTCTAAAGTTCTGAGCTCTTTAGCGAGTTTAGAAGTACCTTCTTCGAGTTCGCGCAGGCGCTTGCGTGATTCATCGTTTTTGATGATAATTTCAAGTTGCGCCCTGTCAATTGCAAGGTCTGCCATCTGTAAGTGATTTAGAGGTGAAGAGTAACTGAGGGTTTTGATGATATGCCGCTATGTTCAAGTATGCCCTTTAGCCTGGCAATCTCAGCTTGTGAGTAGTTGGTAGCCAGCCGCGAAAGCAATCGGTTTAAACTTCCGTAAACATTGCGGGTGTACCAGCGCGTATCCTTTTTTTTCTTTTTGGCCGTTTTCCGGCGCCTGATGCTGTTTACTAAGGCAAAAGCATCAATAGCATCAGATATGCTGTTTTTTTTGCGATGAAAGTTGATTTCGATAAAGCGGCCATGTATAGGAAACTTAAAAAACAGATATGGGCTGTTGCCCATCATACTTTGCCCATATGTAATATTATCAACCAATTCTTCGGTATCAATAAGGCCCTTTTCTTCAATACTTTCAACAAATAAATCATTTAGGAATTCGCCGTGCTGATCAAGCTCTTCGCTTATAAAAAGCATTTCAGTTTCGTCGAAGTTGCCCACACGGCCCCCGCTGTTTTTAATTGCCCGTTGAATGCTGCTAAGTTCCATAGCGCAAATATGCAACGGCAACTATCTAAGCGAAAGGACAAAAAAAAGCCCCGCCTGATGGGCGGGGAAAAAACAGTAAAAAGCTTACTGTTTTATTGTTCTTCGCACAACGTATCTTTTAAGTTATACAAATCGCACAAAATGCTTTGCAAATCATGTACATGTACATCAGGACGCGAGTTAAATATCACATATCTCATCACTTTTTCAACAACATTAAGCTGTTGTTCGGTCTTTTGTTTTTTCTGTTCCGGGGATTGATCTTCGCTCATGTTTGCAGGTTTTAGATAAAGAAAAGCCCCCTGCACTGCTGCAAGGGGCAGCCGGGGAGGCTAAATTACGGTTTCGGTTTCAGAATGCGAAGCAAATTCGGCATAAAGCTTCTCATCGGCTTTTACATCCTTAAACTTACTGAGCATATTTATATCGTATGCCATATCGAGTATGGTTTCGCCGCTGCCCTCGGGTGCATGTGGCACCAGCTGAAGCAAGCCGCAGGCAAGCTCGTAATTCATACGGTTAATGTTTTCGATTATGCAATTGCTGCCAAATGCCTGGCGGTAATCCTCGGCAAGCACGGTAAGATCCCACGCCTGTTTGCTGGATGTGCTTAATAAAATAAGCCTTGACTTCTTATTCATTGCCAGCCTCCTTTCCTTGCTCTGCCGGAAAATCAATAACCATCTGCCGTTTGTTCTCAAAATATTCGGCTTCGGTTATGGCGCGAGCCTCGTCTAAGGCTTTGCGTGCCTCGTTTACCTTTTCTTTGGCTACCCTGAAATCGCTGCGGGCGGCATCGTATTCGGCCAGGCGGGCATCAATCAGGCTTTGCCTGTGCTCAAGAAACTCCTCGTGACGAGTAAAGTAATTGTAAAGTGCATCGTAACACTGCAGTTTATAATTAAGAACTGCATCTTTTGCATCTTCCCTTACTTTAGATGTGTCAATAGTAAACAACCAACCAAACACAAATTTAAAAGGGATTGTTACCATTTCCCGGCCCTTTTTATCGGCTCCAACCGTGGTTATGGTAACCACAGTTGAACTTAGAATTTCATCTCTTTTTAGCCTTTGAAGTTGAGCAGAGAAGTCGATGCCGAGTGCATCGCAAATTGGCCGAACGGCTACTCTTTTTTCACCGTTTTTGATGATGGTGATGTCAACCTGGTTGACATTGGCAACTGTAATTTCAGTTGTTTTCATTTACATTGTCTCCTAATGGAAAAACCCCCACCCATCCGAGTCACACCCCGCCAAGGGTGCTACCGGTTTCCCGGTAAGATGAATGAGGGTTTCCCCTATTAAGTTAAATGTTTTATCGAAGAACATTGTTGGCGGATTTGGACTCTTCATTCAGATGTTCAGCTGAATGATGGCACAAAGATACACATTTATGTACGAAAGTCAAGTGTTTTTTTTACCAATCCTCTTTTTTCGATGGTAATTGCATTGAAGTCTTTAAACTGTTGACAATATTTTCAATATCCTTATCTGCAAAGCTCTTTATTGTTTCCCAGTACTTTTTTGTAATATTAAAATGACCACACGCAGGAACCTCATTATTTAAACTTCCGCCAGAGCCACCCAAACTTGAAAAAGCTCTGTCATGATACACATTGTTTATTTCATACCGGTATTTATTGTCTTTTACTGATATAGTAATTGTATAATAAACAAAGCCAGCATTGTTATACGATCCCATTACCTTAACGTAGGACTTCATTAAAGCTTTACCTATTATAACACCTGTTTCTTTATCTGCATGCTGTATCACCTTATCTGCAGATTTGTAAGTTTTAGAAAACCACTCAATCGCTCTGTTGTAAAGCTCTGTTTTGGATGTGCTGTCAATTTCAATTACTTCAGAGATATCATATTTGCCATTTTGACAAATAGCAAAATGTGATGTCACTACCAGTAAAAATGAGATTAAAGTTTTCATATCGCAAAATGTTTAGGGGTTAATACCCCCGCAATTTACAATATTTTTTTATTCGATATTCCAGTTTTCGGGTTTATGCTCCCAGGCGGCCTTATTGCCAAGTTGAAAGCTCATAAGCACCCCAAAGCAGTTGTCAAACACAGGCCCATACTCTTTGTATGTTACAGTGCCGGCGTTAAACTGCTGCAAAAACTTAAGGGTTTCATTTTCGCAGTACTCGGCATCGGCTTCCATGCGTGCGCCAAAATCAAATGCCAGGGCTTTCATGTCGGCATGAGCCTGATCAATTTGCGCGGCATCATCAATGTTTGTGAGCTTGCGCAAAAACATAATACCCGTGCTCATGGTATCAACCTTGGCATCAAAGTTGGCTCCGGTAATGCGTCCGCTCAAATTGTCCATTACCACAGCCGGGTAATTCGCACGATTGTCACTGTCAGCATTCAGGAACTGATCAATTGATCTGAAAAAATGCTGCACGGTTTCGCTGTGCTCTACCTGCTTGTGTTGTTTGGCAAGTGTTTCAAAATAGCTATTCATTTTCAGGGTATTTTGATTCTAGTTTTTTGGCTTGAATTGCTTTTTGCTTCAGGTCGAAAAGAAGTGTCCAGAAGTTAAGCCGGGCAATTTGCTCAATTTCGGTGGGCTTATCGCTTATGGCCTGAAATATACCTGCCCATCCGGTGTTGTTTTCTGGTTCGTCAGATCCGTCCGGTTCAAAAATCTCAGGATTCTGATTTACTGCATAGTTACGGCATCCCTCGAAATGCAGTAAGATACAGAGCCTGGTTACGTGATCAATTTTGCCAATGGCTTTTGCCCTGGCTAAATGAAAATCGTGGTAATCAACCCGGTTTTCGCCATCCCAGTGCTGAAAAAATTTGCGAAGGTTTATGAATCGTTTGTTCGGGCGATACAGCACGGCAATCAATTCATTCAAATATTTCTCGTCACCAGTGTTTAAATAACTCTGGTACCGGGTTTCCGCTTTGGCAAACTCTCCGGCAGTTATGTTAATCATGCGGTCCCCCGGCCCATAGAGTCGCTCTTTGCCGGCCGTAATCACCGGTATAAGTTGTTTAAGCAACTGAATGTTTCTTCTGTATTTTTTCTGCCCATCAGGCTGCTCTTCTGCGGTAAGTAAAAAGTTTAAGGTTTCGGCAAGCAGCCAGGCATCTGATTTGTCAAAAAACTTAACCTTATTTTTTTTGATACCGCTAATGGCCAGTATTGGAGAAAGCCGGTAAATGCCTGAAATAAAATAAGTTCTGTCGTTGTAATTAAACAACCTCTTGTCAAGATTAAGCCATTTGAAGATGAGTTTAATCTTGAAATCTGCAGGCGACAAGCCCATAAACAGCAGCTGAGCCAGCGGCTTCAGATACTTTAATGTCATTTCATCCCACGACCCGGGATAGGTGATGTCTTTTCCTTCAAACTCTACTACTTGCATGGGTGTGATATTTAGTCAACCATATGACAATTCTTAAACTTCTTACCCGATCCGCAGGGGCAGGCCTGGTTCCTTTGCAGGGTATATTTGCGCTTAAAGGTGTAGCCTTTTCTTTTATCAGCATCCTTTTCGGCATATTCATACCCTTTCGGCATCAGAATTTCAATTGTGTTGGCAGGTTCTTCAATTGGTTCCATATTAACGGGGTTTGTGTTTGCGAAACTGAATTTTCCAGAGCGTTGATACTTCTATTCTTCGCGCAAATGGATCTGCCGTAAGGCTGTAAGCATTATCTCGCTTACTCACATACAAAGCCGTAGCGCCAAGTCCAAGTTTACCATCGAAGGTTGCGCCAACCATGGGGCCTGCAAAAAATCGGGCAGTTGGATCGGCAATGGTAGTGTTGTAAGTGATATGTTGCACAGGCCTGCGCAACAGAAATTCAAGCGATGAACCCGTAAACCGGTTCTGGCTCACGGTGTCAATCAGCTTTATAAAAGCAGTACTGTCATCTTTTAGCACACGATGGTAAACAAATCGCTTAAAATATGCCTGAAAAATGGCAAATGAATCAACCACCACCGGAACTTCTACCGGTACCAGTTCCAGTTCTTTCACAGGATATGGCAACGGTACCTGTGTAATGTACCGGGTTGAATCATAATGCCACACCTCTGTGCGTGTTACGCGGGGTTCTGGCTCCACTGGGCTGCGGGAGCATTCCTTCTGCAGGAATAGCATTGCCAGGAGAAGGCCGATGATTATGTAATTTAAAAGCCTGTCTGTTTTCATTTTTGCAGATATTTATAAAGCACGTCGGCAATGGCATTGCACATAAAATCGCCATACAAATGATAGGAATTCACATCCGAGGGATTGGATATAAAGAAACATTCAATCAGAATGTTCTCGGCCGGAATGGTCATCCACAGCAGCTTTTTTCTGGCTGTTTGTGCCTCTATTTTTACACCCCGGTTATGTATGCCTAAGGTTGAAGATATTGCTTTACTCAGATCGGAGGCAAGCGCTTTTTCAAAATCGCTGTAGTTGTCAGGAATTATTACCTCAGTTCCGGTGACTCTGTTACTTGTGGCTGCATTCAGATGAATGTCAACTACCACATCCTTGCCCTTAAAAAACTGCTTGAAAAGCCGTACAGTTGCGCCGGTAACCGAGTTGTCAGGATCTACCGAAACCTTTACTCCAAGCTGCTCAAGCCGCTGTTTTACCTTGTTTCTGATTTTAACGGCTTCAACACCTTCAATCAGGTTATTGCCTGCAGCGCCCATGTCCTGCCCTGGTACGTTTGAGTGTGCGGCTGATATTGCTAAACGTCTCATGGTTTTGGCTCCTCGTAATTTTTGTTAAACTTTTTAAGTTCAGTGATCAGGGTTTTATTTTGATCGGTAAGCGTTTTAATTTGACATTTTGAGGCTTTAAGCTCCTTTTCAAGAGACTGCATTTGTTCCCGCAGATCGCGATTTTCCTGTACCACGGTTTGGTGCTGGCTTTTTACACTTTGAAGCTCGGTCCTGATTGCTTCATTTTCCTTTTTCAAAATATCTATCTGCTCAGTAAACTCAGCCTTTAAAGTTTGAGTCATTTCGCGCCAGATTTTAATAGCCTTTTCGGTATTCTCTATCTCGCTGGTTTCTGCTTGAGCGTTTTGAGTTTTTACTTCTGCCTTGTATTTACGGCGCGTAAGAAAAAAAGTGATTACTGTTAAAAAAACAGTGGGAACAGTGGTTAAAATCAGGTCTCGCATTTTTTCCTGGTTTTGATGAGTGAGTGATTGAGAAGTGTTGTCTGATTTCTTTTAAAATCCAACAAAATGTTTTTTGTCTTCCGAGTTATTGTAACCACCTTCCGCTTCGGTAGTGGCAGCGTAAGGCGAAATGGCAAAAAGATCAGGAGTGGCTTTTACAAAGTCAACTGCAAGCTTCAGGTAGTTGGCTCCTTTCTGCAAACGCGAAGCAATAATGCTGTTCACTGTTTTTGTAATCTGCTCTTTTTCCTTTTCAGAGAAAGGATTGTAAGTCGCTGTAGTGATGGTGTCGCCGGCAATACGGAAGATAATTGACGGCAAGGCATCGGCAATGGCCATATTCGCCACTGCCGGTACCAGTAAATCATGTAGTTGTTTGTAGTTTGCCGAGTTGCCGCCAGAAAGTATATGCGACTTCAGCGCCTGGTATATTGTAACACCCAGGGCTGGAAGTACGTGCATTTGCTCCACATCCTTTATAAATCCCCTCAAAGTCATGTAAGTTCGCCGCGAGCCTCCAATATCAACACACTCATTAAACTGCTGAGTGTTATTGATAATCAGTTTCCTGGTTTCTGTGTAAACCGCTGCATTATTCGCCCATTCGGGGTATTTTGTTTTATTGTTCTCAAGAAATAGCAGCAGGCTGTCCAGGGCTTTATCGGCTTTCTCACCGTGATATTTTTTACGGTCGCGTTTCTGATACTCATAAGCAGTTTTATGAGTGTTCGTCTCAACAATCTGCAGCCCCTGTGCCGTTACTTTACTATCGCTGATAGTAGTATAGTCAAACATAGCAAAATGAGCAACCACGCGCGCGCATTTGGGCGCAAGTTTAAGCGCATCCTGGTACGATGTTGCAGATCCGGAACCAGAACCCGATCCGGAAGCAGAAGCCGAACCCGATCCACTGCCATCCTCAAGATAGGATTCCAGCAAATCATACATTTCCTGCCCGATGGCCGGAATCAGCATTTCTTCTTCAGCCCACTCAACCGATGGTTTTATGTCGCCAAAATCTTTCCCTTGCAGTACACCCCCCACGTGAGTGATAAGATCTGCTATACTTTTTATTATCATTGGCTATTTGAAGGCTCCTGTAACCCCGATTTGTTATCTTCCTGTTTAACCAGTACCGCATCAACAATCTTAAGATAAACCCTTTTTTTGGGCCAGTTTAATCTTATAGCCCGGTTAATGTTGTCCATCACCAGGTTGCGCGCAATGGTGGTACGGGTTTTAATATGCAGATTGTAGCTGTTGAGTACTTCAGATCCTGAGCTCATTTTTTCTCCAAGCTGTATACAGGCCAGCGATGGCTGCACCTGTACCGCGCTGGTAATGGCCTGATTGGTTTCGTTAAACAGCCTCAGGTTGGCTTCGCTCATTTCCTTTTCTGAGTTTTTAAGCTCAATAATCTCCCAGCCATTCAACTCCTTGCCGTTTGCATCGGTTGTTTTGAAAGTATAAAAAACTTTCCCGGCATTTTCGGCACCGGCCAGCATATTGTCAATTTCTGTGAGCTTATCTTCCAGCCATTTGTCAATTTGCTCCTTATTCCAGTTGTACAGTTCCTTAAGTGCCTGCAGCGAAGAAACAGGTATCTTAATATGAAACTTCGCATTTATTGAATTCTGAAGCCGCGAAAGGTGGAAGGTAGGTATTTCATTTGCCAGCGGCAGCCACTTGTAAGTTACCCCAATATAAACCGGGTAGTTATAATACCTGAATCCGTAACTTTTCTTTTTCGCGTGTATCATATACACACCATGCTTTTCGGGCTTAAGCGGATCCCATCTGTCAACCGGAACATAGTCTTTTTTATCAGTCCAGTTGCCCATCATAACTTTCTCCGAAATGCCTTTATTATTCATTATGCTAAGGCGGCATTCTTCTGTATTGACATGCTTAAGAGAGCGAATAGGCTGAATCTTGGTTTTGTTTACCACTATTTGTGTAAACAGGTTTTCTGTCCACACGAAGTCGGTAAACTGATCGGCAATAAAATTCTTTGCATCCCAGCTTTCAAGCCAGTCTTCAATCTCATAATCAATTACGGGGATTTCAACCAACTGATTACCAACAACCTTTTTTTCATAAATCTGAGCCCCCAGGCTGTAAAGCATATCCACCTTAAAATCCATGAGCCCTGGGAAAATATTATTCTGGTATAAGCTCATAAGATGCTGGGGGAACAGATTGTCGCGACCCCAAACTGATATCTTAACGTCTTTAACACTTGTTCCTTTGGTGTCCTCAGCAAAATTCTGGATGCTTTTATTCAGTTTTTTAACAGTGGTGTTAGAAACGCCGGAAGGCTTCGGATTTGAATTATTGCCTTCAATCTTATAGGTGCCTTTCGATTTTGGAAGCACACCGGCTACACCTTCTTTTAATTCAAGTGTTTTCATTACCATCTAACTCTTTGTCCGTTAAATTCTTTAATGAGCCAGATGTGTACAGATTTGATATCGTTTGAATCCAGCACTCTAATTCCGCGTTGCATGGTTTTACTCATGTTTTGATGCAATACAGCCTTAATACAATTGCGATAAGTGGCCAAAGAGCCATTATGCGCCGGCTTTGAGTCGCTGAATCTGTAAAACGAAATGCTGAAAGGAACAGTAGTGCCATCGGGTTTCAGGCTTTCGTCCATCAACCTGAGGGCATCTCTCAAATGAATCGTTTCTGTTTTGTTGCTCATGTAGCAAAAATGCACTTACAGGTAAAAAAATAAAAGGACAAAAAAAATACCCCGCTGCAAAGCGGAGTATTTTTACCCGAATACACAACATGAAAACAGAGAAAACTAAGCGAAAGGAACCGGCAAATCGCGAACTGCAGGATACAGGAAGTTCATTTTACGTTCAAGGTCCATTCTATGTATGAGCCAGGCACGGTTTTGACTATGCAGATTATAAGAGTAATTAGCAGTAGCGGGTAGATTACAAAAACGTTCACTTCGGTTTAGCAACCAATCTCTGCTATGGCTAAACAAGTTGTATAAGTTATCAGGTGCCGGATCAATCGCATACATTGACACGTCAGGAGGCGGATAAAACTCGCTTACAGCAATACGATCGGCAGATGATGCTTCAACAGAAGCCACAAAATGAAAATTAACGGCATCGTCAGAAACGCAGCTTACAATATAGACCTGGTCAACCGCCAGAGCCGGTTGGCTGATGGTGATTGCCAGGTCAACGCAGGTGCCATCTGGCGGCGCGTTGATCTGTTTGTAATCAGGCTTTTCTGCAGCCATACTGGTAACTCCGATCAGGAGCAAAGCCAGGAAGGTGATGAATCGCTTCATAAAGTTTGTTTTTGATTTGGGTTTGGTTTGTAAAACAATGAACGCAAATATTACCCAAAACCGAAATTTTAAAAAGGACAAAAAATTAAGTGGTTGATTTTCTGAGTTAAATCAATTCATCAACTCATTATTCTGAATTGCCTGATCCCGGAAGAATTCTCTTGCTTCTGTCAATACCTCAGAAAAATCATCTGAATTGTCGAAGTTTTGCAATACTTCAAACTGCGCCGGCATGGTTTGCACTACCTTTATCAGGCAAGCAGGGTAATGCGTGTGAACTATGTATAATTCTCTGGTTTTCACATCCGGCGAAAAAAGGAATTTTGGAATATTAACATTCCTCACCTGCGCTTCAGTGGTGTCTTCTGGTCCATGAAGTTCAAGCCTAACGCCAACAGCATCTCCAAGGCGGATAAAATTATCCAGCGTTGGCATGTACTTGCCGCTAAACATGCGGTTAACGTTTGGGCGAATAAACCCTGATGTTTCTGATATTTGAACTTCAGTTATCCCTTTTTCCCGGGCAATTTGTTTCAAAAAGCCCAGCAGCATCCGTGCTGCTTCCTTGTATTTGTCGTCTTTCATTTTTCTTGTGAGTTTGAAAATTCTTTGTCTTTAAAAAGTTCTGCAAGGCCAGATATTTGTTTTAATCTTAACAACTCATCGGCATCCATGCCAATGTGTTTCATTATCCAGGCATCGCTCATGCCCGATTTAGTTAGCTCAGAAACAATGTTAACCATCAGGTCAATATCATGCGAACCACGGGCACGATTATGCCTGATGGTGGAGGCCATGCGGTTGCTGATGTCTTTTTCAATTACAACCACCGGCATAAGGCCGTTTTCGCGCTCATAAATGTCGCGATGTTTAAGCATAACAGTAAAACGGTGGAAGCCATCAACAATCTCATATTTGTCAATATCTGACAAGTAATAGCAGACTATCGGCATGGTATAGCCATCCTCTTTGATCGACTGATAAAGCAGCTTCATTTCAGGAGGCGCCACGGCATTCGGGTTATAACTATTGGCCTGTATCTTTTCTACAGGCACTGGAATAACATTATAAACAGGTGATTTCATTTTTTTGCAATTACTTTTCCCTAATTCAAACCCTTGTGAAAGTACAACTTCTTTCTGACAATCATCACTCATACAAGCATGGTAAACACACGACCAATCTGAGATTAAACATTTCATAACAACGCTTTATATTTAGTCATTATATTCGATCTGCGCTCCAATTCCTGCTTTGTAAGGCCGAATCCGAGCGTTTTGCAGGCTGTATCATTCTTCATGATGGCGATGCACATCCTTTTGTAAGTTGGCAGTAAGTTCGGGTTTCGGATATCAATCTCATCAAGATACTCCTTGAACTTTATCACCCGGTAGTCGCTTGTATAATTCCGGTTATTCTCCGGAGCTCCCAGGTCCTCAAATTCAATATTATTACCATCCAGTTCATTGGCAACATCAACAGGCAAAGCGCCACCTTTCTCAAGCCAATAGGCAAAAGATACCTTTAACTTTCGAAGATAGTTCTCCCTGGTATCTTCAGGAAGTGTATCAAGCAAAAAGTACATATATTGCTTCCAGGTAAAGTGAGCGGGCTTTTTAATGGTATTCCACCCCATGGCTGTAGTGCCTCCGTAAAGCCCTGAAAAGTTTACCCCGTTTACCCTGCCTATCAGCTTACCCCAGTTGTTGGCATCTATCACTTTGTAAAGTTTAAGGCTCTCCGTAGCGCAATCATTAAACGGGCTGGCCACACGCATCTGGCCTGGCTTTAAACCGGCCCTGTACATCAGGTCATAAAGCCGGTTGTAATCAAATTTAAACCGGTAATTGGCAATCCACACATCGTCAACCAGCCAGTCATAAATCGGATAGGCGTTAATGCAATTGTATGTGAGTACCGTAGTGTAGTTTTTCGACTTGTATTCATTCTTATCGCTGAACTTATTTACAGCTTTATACCGGTGCAGGCTCTCCTGGGTGCGAATGCCAATCAAAAAACAGGTTTTTTTCTTCGCTGATATTGATTTTGCAAAGCGGATATTAAACTCATAATCCGAAACTTCATAATCAAATGAGAAAGGAAAGTTATCTTCATTGATACAATCGTCCGGCAAATCACGGCACCAAATGGATTTATCTTCCTTTTTCCATGGCTGCCAGAAATTCTGAAACATGCTGGTAGCGCATTGCGCTTTTATTGGCAGGCAAACCCAATATCTTCCAGCTTCATCCGGAAGGCTTTCAAATGTACGAACCACATAATCGGTTGTCATTTGGTACTGTGCCTCATAATCCATGTGGTAAACGCCAACTTTCGATAGCTGCCCGGCCTGTTTTGCATAATCAAGCACCAGATTCAGCATCACGCCGCTATCCTTCCCACCTGAGAATGAAATTATAACCTGCTCAAATTCATCGAACAGGTAAGCAATGCGCTTCATTGTGGCTTCGTACACGTTCATAACTCAGCAATTAATTGTTCTTTACTGACTTTTTTAAAGTACTCGGTGATTCCTATTTTCTTGTGAATATTCCGGTCAATGAGCGATTCAAGTCCAACGTTGCCGGTAAGGTCATAATACCTGCAGTCATATTCCTGACCAGTTCGAAAGGTTCTGCGCCCGCTCTGAAGGCGAAGTGCCAGGTCCCATATTTTATCAAAATAAACAGTATTGTTTAAGTATTGTAAATTCAAGCCAAGCGATTCTTTTTGATAGCTCAAAACAGTGGCCTTCGGAAAATATTTACGGCAAGCTTTCTGGCTTGCTATGTATTTACAAAAAATGATTGTTCTATCTTCCTGAATAGTCTTAAACAAATTCTTTAGCACCTCAAATTTTTCCTGAGTGCAGCAATATGCATGCTGCATTTTTTGTGTCATTTCAAGGAAAATATTGTTGTTTTTCCACACCAGCATCTCATTATCAAGATACTTTTCCTTCAGATAATTATATTCTGCCATGGATACTTCATCCATCTGATAATTAAGCTCAGTATAATACTGCTTTATCTGCAGGCTCAGATCGCATTCGTAAACATAATGCCTGATCAGGCTGTACAGGTAATCAATATTCTCGTATCCGGTAATAAATTCCTTAGTGTACAGTTTATGCCCCCCGAATCGCTTTGTCAGCGTGGTATACTCACAAAACGTGTTTTTAAATTCAGCCAGGCCCATATTCAGGATTAGCGGTGAAAGGAAATTCATCTGACTCCACATATCTAGCAGGTTACGGGTAATCGGGGTACCATTCAGAATCAACTTATAGGTTGATAATTGTCCCAGATCATGCAAACGTTTCGTCCGCTTTGCCTCGCTGTTTTTAATTTTCAGGCTTTCATCAACCACAATAAAACTCGATTTTGAAGCCTGCATTTTACTACGAAGCTCAAGATATAGTCTATCTGAGCTTTGAATACTTTCAATGCCGTAATAAATTGCCTCGGCGTTAAATCCTCCCCACTTCCCGATTTCATCCATCACTGTCGGAATGTCGTCGGCAGTGTGAATTGTGCGATAAGGCCCTATCCATACAACCAGGTCAATGTCCTGAACAGCGTTCACAAGCTCAACTGCCACCCGGGTTTTGCCGGTTCCTGGCTCCATAAACAAAGCCCCTACCTTAAATGGAAGCAGTTTTGTTTTAGCCTCATTTTGGTCACTTAGTAAGGTCTGCATGGATGTTGGATTTTACAGGCTCTTTGCGTTCCGGAATATGATGTTCAACTTTATAACTAGGCAACATTTCTCTGGTGTCACTATCAAACCAGGCTTCTTTTTTTGTGCTGTATTGCAGGTCTTTTTTCTCAAGTATCCAGGCTGCAATCCAGTAAGCATCTGATTTCTGCACCTCATAATCATAACCAAATACCAGGCTTTTTGGGATTATATCCTCTGAGCCATCAAAGGTCCTGGCTTTATAAGCCCGGTCAGATACACTGACCAGGCTTTCAAGGCGTACGGAGTAGCATTTAGTTCTCATGTGTAACCGATATTTCAGCCATTTTCCTTTCCAAAATACGGGTATAAATACTAACCAATAACGGATCAGCATTCTTCAACTGCTGGTAAAGATGGCTGCCGAAGTTGTAATCGTTTGGGTAATAAGTAAAGCCATATTTTTCAACTCCGTCATATAACACTGCAGCCTGAGCGGCGAAGTGTTTACGAGCGGTATCAGATGTTCCTCCCGTTGACCATGCAGATACTCCACTGTGCCAAACTCTGGAGTAACAAGGAGTGATGTCTCTCGCAATGAAGCTCTTAACGATGTCCAATTGGTTAAAAAAGCGGTATTGAGAAAACCTCTTCTGGCTCTGGACTGTGAAAAGATACTCATGCAATTCACAATAAACAGATTTTGGGACCCCTTTGTATAAAGGATTCCTCTGATCAAATTTTGGAAGTAAAAAGTAGATTTGGCCTTTGTAGCCACCGATACCTTTTTCCCTTTTTATGTGTTCCTTAACAATGGTTTGTTGGAATTTTGCCCGAAGCTCGTTGGCTTCTCTCGAAAGTGATTTTATAGTTTTCAATGTATTTGCGCCGTATTGTTCACTGTTGCCGCCAGCTTTAAATTAATGATGTAAAGATAGTATCAAATTTGATACTATGCAAGTTTTTTAACAATTATTTTTACCCAAACCTTAAATTTATAATCATTCTAAATAAGGTGAGCTGGTAAAGTGTTGATGTTGAATTATTTATTAACGCTGCCCAAATAAGCAATATACCATTTCGCAGCATCTTTTAAAGCTGCATTAATCTGAGAAGGGCTTGCCTCGTAAACTTTAGCAAGCTTAAGTTCAAAGTTTTTGCCGGGCAAATGAACGATTTCAATCAGCAAATCACCACCCCTGGTGCTCAGGATGTACTCCCGATCATCGAGCATCGGGTTTTTACAGAGCAGAAATCTTGAAGTTTTCAGTATTTTTTGTTTTTCAGGATCCATGTATCAACAGATTTAACCGTGATGTAAATATAATTAAATTCATTAAGTGCGTAAACCAAGCCCATCAAAAAACAAATTAAGATACGCACTTAATACCAGACCGGGGGGAGCGGCTGCTGAAGCAGACTTTTCGCGCTCTTCAGCGAAAAGGCTGCGAAGCAGCCGCGGGGGGGTAAGCCCTCCCGCGTGTAACCGCTTAAAAACGTTTACCTATGCTGCTACATCATCCAGCGCGTTTATTAATTTTATTGCCTTTGCTTCGGTTTCGTTCTCAGGCTTAGATTTAAGCACAATTTTACCGGATTCTACAAAAAGGTAAACCACCGAACCGGGCAAAAATCCGGCATCCTCAAGCCAAACACCTTCCAACCTTATTTGAGGATAATATGTCCGCTGGTTATGCTTCCGCACCCTTATACCTTCGCCAATGGTTAAACATCTCATTGTTATATGTTTCATGCTGCGCTCCTTTCTGCGTTTTCTGCTGCTTCGCCAAAAATGTAATTAACTGCTTTCTGCGCAAGTGAAGCGGCAAGGGTAAAAAACTTCATGTCATTTTCAAGGCCTTTTAACCATCCCTTAATATAGGCTGCATTGTTGGTTATTTCTCCGGCAAGATTAAGCCGGGCGCAACAATAAGCCGCGGTAAGTTCTGCAACAAGTTCTTCAAATGCGTAATCTTCCTGTTTTGGTGTAAGCTTGCGATTTAGCCGGGTTTCGTGTCCTGTCCAATGTCCAAGTTCATGAAACAAAACAGAGTAAAATGTATCTCCGCTGTCAAACTGCCAACGCATGGGCATAAATATTTGATCTCTACCCGGATAATAGCAGGGCTGGTTTGTGTTTGTCTCGTTAATTACTGCACCGGTTTGCCTGATAATTTCATCAATTTTGGCAATTCGCTGCGAGTTGTTAAATTCAATCTTTTCGGGGATGGTCCAATCGGCTGGCAATCCTTCAACATCGGCAACATTAAAGACGTTGAACCCCTTTAAAAATGGTATTTGCCTCCAACCATCGGGCAGTTGTCCCCCGGCATCGGCTATGGCTCTGGCTGTTTTGCTTACATTTTTATCATCACCATCCAGATAAATGCTCGATGTAAAAACAATAGTTTCGCTGTAACTGCCTTTCCTGATTTTTGCGCCAAGCTGTTTAGCCTGCAGGAAAGTAATCCAGCGGTTTAAGTAGTAACCATGGCGCACAATTAAACCCATATGCAATAAAACGTTGTTAATCATTGCATAGTAGTGATTTGTGTAAGGATTTCGGGCAGATGGCTCAACTTTAACACTGAACCATGTTTTTTCGTAGCCTTTTAGCTTGTCGTTTAAAAGTCCGGTAATCCGGGCGTTTATACTTTCATATATGTTTGTTGTCATGTTCTAATGATTTAGGCCGGCAACCGTGTGCGGTTGCCGGCCGGTTAATTAATAATTGATCAGGCTGCAAGTTTAGCCTCTACTTCATTAATCCGCTCTTTAATGTTGCTAATGCAGATTTCAACCATTTTTGCCACGGCTGCCGGGTCTTTGCTGTTGAATCTGCGTACCCCGTCCGATGACAGCGAAAGGGTTGCATTTTCGCCAACTTCGGCGGCAAACTCCATCACCTTTTCAAGCTGGGCTGTAAGGTTGTCATGTTGCTCCGAAAGCAAATAAATCTCCTGGGCTCTGCGTTTGATCTCCGAAATAGAAACCGGTTTCGGTGGTTCGGCTGCCTGGGCTTTGGCTTCTGGTTCCGGTTCCGGCTCTTCCCTGGCTTCGGGTTTAAGCACCTGCATAACAGGGGCGGGGGTGTTGGTTGCCTGGCTGTTGCTCTGGCTTTCGGTGTTCTCGGCTGCGATGTCTGCAACCTTGCGGGCTGTTTTACTCATAAACGTAAACCGGTTTTTATACAGCTCGGACTGCTGTTTCTGAATTAATAATGAGCTAATTTACAGATAATTATAATACAAAGCAAGTGTTTTGGCTATTATTTTTAATTGTTTGGCTGCCTTTTTGCTCTGTAATTAACTGATATACAGGCAAATATAGCAGTTTGTAAATTTAGAATCAGTCTAAATATCGGGGATCAATCAATATTTTTTTGCTGCTTTGTTTGTCCTTACTTGTTTTTTTACAAAATCCCGGCATTTTTTTGCCGGGATTGACAGAGGAACTAACGCCACGCTGGTTACCCTGTGAGCAATTAACACCGCCCAAAAAGTGATATATGGCGCTGCGCGCCCCATAGTGCTGTGGAGCGTAGCGGAACACCTATTAAAGGCGCTGCGCGCCCCATATTCGTGCAGCGAAGCGGAACACCATATAAACAAACTGTAAACTATGTAAACCGACTGTAAACCTGTAATTAGTTGTATTTTAATTATTTATAATCATAGGTTTACATGGTTTACAAGGTTTACATAAAAACCTCAATAAAACTGGCTATGAGCGCGCCACTAAGCTGTATAGCACAGTGTAACGCCATATTGTTCTCGGGTAAAGCACAGAAGTAATAAGCAATGGAAACAGGCCTAATAGAATGATGAAGCCCTGCGAGAGGATTGCAGCGGCATCCTTTTGCTGGATACAAAAGCTGATAAAGGGCAAGCAAAAGCAGAAGTGTAATGAAGTGAAGTATTGGCGGCTATCTCTGCCGAGCTGCGAAGTATAAGATTAAGCGAGTAAGAAACACTCTGCACGAAATGAAATGGAGTGCTGTGTGTTTGGGTTGGCAAAGGCAGTGGTTGCCGCCAATACGAAACGAAATGAAACGTATGGTTTTTGCTTGCCCGTAGTATACCAATGATGACAGCAAAAGATATAGCGGAAAGCCGTACGGCTGCGCTCTTCAGCAGCCGTCTCGCCCAAATCTACCTTATCCTGATATCGTAATAATTTGACATATCGAATAAATCGAGTACATTTCTGAACTCTCCAAATACAATGGTATCGGCGGCATCACTTAAGTGGGTTGCCTCTTCGTCGGGTATTGATGCTTTCTTTTCAGAGCTTTTGTCTTTCTTTACTTCCCCGTTGCTTCCCTCTTTGGCTGGAGCGAATTCCATGCTGTGCTTCAAATCGCTGGCGTTTGACTCGTTTATGCGTACCTTGTAAAGGATCTTATCCTGCTCAAGCAACATCAGGTTCCACAATAGATACTTCTTATCGTGCTGCGGGTTGGCTCCTCCTATGGTCTTCTGGGTAACTTCCCATCCGTTTTTGCGGAATATCCGAGCGGCTTGCTGTGCAAATGTAAGGTCGCTGTTTGCCTGTCGGTTGTTCCCGGTATTATCGTAATAAAACAACAACTCACGTTTAGGATGGGTATGGTAATAATCGCACCAATCCTGGCACACATGGTCTATAATCTTGGGTGACTTTACCCAGTGATTCTTCAGGAACCTGATCTCCCTGAGGCTTTCTATTTTCTGAGCTGTAACAATACAGTTAAAGTTGGGGCCGAAGTCCATCCCTATAATCAAAGGATTTGTTTTAAGCAAATCGTTATCGCCCTGACAATTGTCGTTTTCGGCAATATTCTTATGGTTGAACCTTCCCAGGTAGTTGTAATTAAAATCGGTGTAATAATGCCGTGGCGCAAGGTTGGCATAAAACAAGCTTTCGCCGCGTTTAGGCTTTAGGTTTAATATTTCGGTGCGAAACTTACCCTTGAGTATATCCTGTTGCTGAAGTATATAATCAGGCCTCAGGATATGCAAATTCGCCAGGCTGCTGGCTTCAATATACATTACCTGGCCATCTTTATCCAAACGCCATTTATTCAGCTTCTGAGCGAAGAATTTGATTTTGCGGGCAATTCGGGGTTTAAAGAACTCACCGGCTTCGTTGTAATCAACCTTTAGCTGCTCAACATACCACGAAAGATTGAGTATTGCACGTATCTTCTTTTCGTTCATCCTCTTTTCCATTTCATAAAGCCACTGCCCATCGGGCAAAGGCGGCATGGACGAAGTAAGTACTACCGATCTGTTATGCGGGTTATCCTTAAATGCGTTGAGATTTCCCCTGAGGGTAGGCATGGCGTCTTCTTTGAATCTTTCTTCGAGCAAAAGTTTTGACTCATCTCCAAAAATCCCCCACACTGTAAGTGAGTTTACCAGCCCTGGCCTGTCCTGGCTGCCCAGATGAAAGCCGGTGCCGGTGTAAAATGAAATGAAATGAGTGTAATCCTTTTGAGGCGCCCCATATGCTTTAACATCCCAGGGAGGTTTTTCTCCGATTACATAATGAACGCCTTCAACAAACCCACGCTTATTCCATCCGTCAACGGTTGCCGGAAGTGTTTTGGTAAGAATCTGCTTGTAAGTGCGTCCCATAAGCAGGAACCCAGCCCTGGGCATATCGTAAACCCGGTTTGCCGTTAAATGAGCGATGATTTCGGTACTTTTACCTAATCCGCGTCCCATATGGGCGTAAAGCTCCTTGGGGTCAACCAGGATGCACTGCAGCTGCGGAATATTTAGATACAGATCATTCATTTTCGGGATAGCCGTCAGCTTCTTGAATTAAACGTTCTCTTTCGGATGGGGAGATGCCTTCAATTTCATCAATGAGCTCCAGTACCTCGGGCTCAGTAACAGCCTTGATACCAACCCTGCGAGGATCTGAAAAGAAGTTGTATATATTTTGCTGGAAAAGTTTGGGATCCAGTTTTGTGTCTTTCCTGTCGAGCCCCATAATGAGATACAGGTTTTTGATGCCGCTGTTAAAATCGCGCATATTGTCGTTTTTGTAGGCAAGTGCAATGCCTTTCAGCTGCCAGAAAGCCAGACGCCCGCGCCACAGGTCCTTATCAATCTTATCTTCTGTAAGAAAATAAGAGTTGCTGTCCAGGATATCTTTGCGCGCAGTGGATCTGCTTACTCCAAATTTTTCCATGATCTTGTCTTCAAGTGGCATCCCGATCAGGAAGTCATCGTTCATGGTTTTATGAGCATATTTCCAGCGCTCAAGTATCTCAATTTGTTTAGGGCTCATTTCTTCACGTGCCTCAATGGTACGTACAAGCTCCTGGTATGTTAATTCTGATTCGCGGCTCATTTTGTTTTAAAAATTTGAGAGTTACGTTCTTTCATCAAAGCAAGGTATTGCTGCTGAGCAGTTGAGCTGCCTCCTTTTGCAAGTTGGTATATAGAGTTTCTTACTTCGCACTCATGAATAAGAGAACCACGCTGATAATGCAGGTAAACCTGGCTATTGGTATTGTTGTATTCTGCACGGAATTCTTCAGCATCAACCTGCAGCACAATGGCAATTTGCTCGGGTGTGAAGCAAAGCCCAGCCATTTTTTCTATTTCTGCAATTTCTTCCTGACTAAAGCTCTTCATCGGCGTTTTGGAGTTCGGTTGTTATCCAGTTTTTATGAAAAGTGGCAGTTTCTTTGTCGGTAAAAATTACACCCACTTCAATACGATCGTTGCGGGTGTAGTTGGCCGATCCGATAATGGTAAGACTGTGCGTTTCGCTTTCCAGAATTGTAACCTTGGCATGGCAGCTGGTAACTTTGCTGGTAAAGTGCTCTTTGCTCAGGAAATAGGCTGCAGGCTTGTATTTGCGAACCCGGTAATCATATATAAAGCTCATTTCCTTAATCAATCCCTGATTGCGAGCTTCTACCAAATGCCTTACTACATCTTCGCTTATGCTCCAGGTGGTGGCATAAACCATGGCAGGGCCTGTAATTTTAAGCAAATGAAAAAGCAGGTGATGCATACTCCAGCGCCCCAGGCTTACAAGGTGATAGGTTTCACCTGGTACGATGCCTGACAGGCTTTCGTTCAGCTGCTTGTAATTTTCTGATAAGTAAACACGGTTAAGCCCGGCACTGTGTTTTAACACATCCCGGGATTGTTCTGCCTGAACAACATCTTTACCGATTTCACTTACTTTGAATAGCATGGAGGCGCTCTCTCATTTTTTTGATTAAAGATTCAAGGTTTTCGGCATCGGCCTTTTTCAGGAAGAAATCCTTGTGTGCCTTGTTTTGCTTCATCCACTTGCGCAGGCGGCTGAGCTGAGCACTGCGGCTGCTTATTTTTCGAAGCAACTGATCTGCCGGAAGGGTTTTGTAGTCAGGTTCCTGAGCTTTGGTTTCCTTCTTTAAATCCGGGTGAAGCCCCAAAACCTTATTATGACTTATAAAGTGTCTTAATTCCTGGTAAATGAGATCGTTCTCGCGCATATTATTTAAAATAACTGCGCACTTCTCTGCAGCCTCGCTAAATGATTTGCAGTTATCCAACTCCCGATGCAGCTTTGATGCTTCGCGATACAGATCTCCTTTTTTTACTGATAGTTTTTTAAGAAAATCGGGCAACAGCGCGAAATTTACACCTTCCAGATCATCTTTAAGGTTTGCATGAGGAGTGGGAAGTATCTCATTTGAGATAATTACCTTTTCAGGAAGTTTAACTGGAGGTTGAGTAGCAGGCAGAACAACTGAAGGCTTTGCCGGTTTGCTGATTCTGGGCTTATGAGATTTAACCTTTTGTGAAGCTTCCAGGGTTAAAGCCATTTGCTTTATCTGCTCAAAAAGCAACTGACGGTTAAATTTATTATTACCGGTACGATCAAAACGCCTGATCAGGTTTTTGTTGGTACCATATTTTTTATATAATTCAAGTCCTGGTTCAAACTTTTGTTTTGAAGCAAGCCAGTCAGTCAATTCTTTTAATGCCGATGACATAAGTTTTTTATGCGAAAGTAAATTGTAGTTAAAAAAGCTGAAAGGACAAGAAATAAAAGCCGGAAGTGCTGTTATTGCTGAGTTCTTTACAAAAAAAAACAGGGGAAGTTATCCCCTGTAATTATCAGAATCTGAAGGCTGTTAAATTTCGAAGCGGCACTTTTCAGGGAATGTTTCCATCAGGAAGTCTTTCAGGTGCTCATTAAGTCCGGAGTCGTTGTAGTTGAGGAATACTTTGTTTTTAACTTCGGCCTTAATTTCTTCGGGTGTGAGTGGTTTGCGGATGTCGGCTTTGATATGAACAGCATCTTTAAGCAGTTGAATCACATCTTTTTCTTCAAGCGAATTGAAGTAAAGTGTTGAGAAAAGATAAGGCCGTTTCTGGAACCCGAATTTTTCAATTGTCGATTTAACCTTTTCTTTTGTGAAAACTCTGGGCAAATGTGTTTCATAGTTAAGCATAGGCAGATTATTTGCTTTCAGCCGGCCAACTGTATTTTGCAAAACCTCTTTCCAGATTGCGCTTCCATCCATATCGCTGATTTTTTCAGGGTTGATATGTGATACAGCAATTGCAGGAACATCTTCAAAAGATGTAATCTGGTGAAGAATAACGGTATCATCGTATGTGTAGACAAACCTTTCGGAAACATCGGGATGATTGATGGCTGCTTTCAGCTTTTCAATGGAATCATAGGATTTTGCAAACCTCATACCCTTTACCTGCTCGCACTCAATAAGTGTAACAGTATCAGGATTAACAAACGATGGTAATCCAGCGCCAACGATGCAAACTTTTGCATTGTTGCTTACATTTTTGGCGATGCTTCTGAGTGCATACCTCAGTTCTTCCCATTTTGCAGTAGAATCAACAAATGGAATTACAAAAGTGTCGTAATATTCAGGAACCTCAGTATCCGTATCTACTGATTCTGGAACATCCTCAGGTTCTGATGGTGCGGGTACTGCATTTGCAATGGCATCAGCAGGAATTTCATTATCCTGGAGTGCTGCAGGCTGAACATCCTCAGGTTCTGATGGTGCGGGTACTGCATTTGCAATGGCATCAGCAGGAATTTCATTATCCTGGAGTGCTGCAGGCTGAACATCCTCTTTTTTGGGTTTGCTGGTTGATTTTTTTTTCGTTGCCATGGTTTTAATTGTTTTGTAAAAAAGCAACGCCCCATTTTGAGGGGCGTTAACTTAACTTAAAAGTGAATCAGACCCCTGAACCGGATCCGCTGCTGTCGCTCAGCGTTAATGTGCCTGAGTAAATAGCGTATGGCAGTGTCTGCTGGCCGAGGAAAGTGAAGTTTGTACCCTTGCCTTCGGTAAGGATTTTACCCCAGATGCTTTCAAACTCTTCGAGCATCAAAGGATTACACTTCTCGCCAATGAAATACTGGCGCTGCTGCGCACAGTTGCGGAGAAGAATGAAAAACCTGTCTGAGCTGTGTTTTGCCATAAATGACAGGATTGCTGCAGCAAGGTCGGGATGGAAAAACTTAAGGCCAACCTCAAAAGCGGTAATATCGGGATTGTCTCCCTTTACCTTTTTAAGCATTGGTTCCAGCGTTTTGGGAGTAGCGTAGATGATATGCATAAATTTCCCTTGTTTCATAGTGATGTTGCCTGTCATAGTCACCAGGTCAGCTTCACGTGCAGGGAGGGTTTCTACATCATCTTCGAGCATGATTATTACCTCGTTGTTGAGGCCACCACCCGATCCGGGCGAACTGCCGGAAGGTTTGGTGATATCTTCTAAATCGTATGCCATTGTTTTTTAATGTTTGTGGTTGAACAAAAAAAGCAAAAGCCGGCCGGAACCGGCTTTCACAATCTAGGAGGCAGAAGCCGAAGCCGAAGCGGAAGCAGAAGCAGAACCAGAATCGTCGCTGTCAACACTTGCCTCGTTGGTCCACAAAGCAGAAAGGGTGGTAAACTCGAATCCGATTGCAGCGGCAAGATAGAATCCAACAACCTTGGGGTTGCCGGGGGAGAATACGTGAACTTTTTCCTGGTCAGAAACCTGGTCAACCAGAATATTGAAATTCTTCTGAGGTCCCAGCATAATACGCTTGGAGGTACCCATGGCCGAAAGAGGCACGAGTTCGCAACGCTGAGCAGATCCTTCGAGGAAGGTTTTTTCAAATTCTTTGTTGTAAGGAAGCGCACCATTCAGCGCCTGATAGTTATCGTTGTAAGCATCCATCACATCGTGAGAGATGTACAGCTTAACACTCTGCCTGCGAAGTGCAGGATTGTAGGTGCAGGCCTTGCGGTAGAAAGCTTTGAGTTTTGCAACAGCGTTTGTGCTGTTGATGTCACCGGTGGCAATCAGATTTTTCTTGGCAACGGAAATGTTACCGGCAGTAACTTCCTTGTCAATGATGGTGAAAAATCCGTCGTTGATGGCTTTAACGCTTTTAGCGATGGCTGGATCAACATTTTGTTTCAGCGATTTGTCTCCGAAGAAAGCAAGATCATCGTTGATGTCGTTGCTTACGCGGATGGAAATTCCCTCGAGAAAATCTCTTTCAAAAGGATGCTGATCGGGATCAGTTCCTTTGAGTACTTTTCCAAGGTAGGTTTTACGGTAGGCCTGAGGCTCTTCTTCGAGCTCAACCTGTCCGAGTTCAACGTATCCGGTACGCGGGGTAAGTTTTGCGCCGGCAGCGGGATCCCATGCTTTAGCATAAGGTTTGAAGATTTTTTCGAACTCAAGAGCCGTCATAATGTATTTGTCGGTAACACCGGCAATTACATTCATTTGCTCAAAAAGCTCATTGTTTTTCACGGCCAGGGCTATGAGCTCCGGTGCGTGCTCCTCGCAGTAAGCCTGCAGGGCGGAAATGTCAACAGCGTTAGTAGCCATCTTTTTTCTGAGTTTTGATTAGTGAATGATTGGTTTATTTTTCCGCGCCGGAGGTGGCCAGGAATTTCTTGTGCATCAGCTTAGCCGAAGCATCGGTGGTTTTTCCGCCTTCCGGATCGTCATCACCTTCCTTTGTTACAGTAGTGATTTCGGGATCGGCTTCCAGTTCAGCGATGCGGGTTTGCTGCTGCGAAACAGTGCCTTCGAGTTCGGTGATGCGATTTTGTGCCGTGGTGGCAGCAGTTTGCAGGTTTGTGATTGTACCTTGCGCGGTACCCAGGTCATCGTTGGCGGTGCCCAGGTCGGTGGTTAACTGCTGAATCTGACCATGCATCTGCTCAAGGCTTGTTTCTGCTGCTTCGAGCTGCTCAATGGTAAAGGCTACAGATTCTGCACCTTCTTCCAGTGAAATGGCTTCAACGCCCAAAAGGGCGATGAGATGTGTTAATTTCTTCATCTGTTTTGATTTTTTGTTTTTTGAAGATTTGGATTGTGGAGAATTTGCCAGCTCTGAAGCTTTTTCGACAGCTCGCTGGAAGCTGCCAATTTCATCGGCCAGGTTGAGGCTAATGGCCTCTTCGGCAAAAAAAACTTTTCCGGTCATGGCTTCGTCAGAAACTTCGCCACGGCCTTTGCGCACGGCATCCCTGAACATGTACACCAGAGGCTTAAGCTCGGTATCAATAAGAAGTTTGTATTCGCCTTTAAGCGCTTCCATAAAAGGAGCGTTCTTATCCTGCGACTCTTCAGGTACTATGTAATGGAAAGTGATGCCTTCTGCCTCAAGGCGTTTGAGCTCATCAAAAAAGGAGTAGCACACCCCGATGGATCCGGCCTCGGTGCTGGTGTTTTCCAGGATGATGTAACGCGAATGGGATCCGATCCACATGCCAGCTGAGCACATTTGCCCATCAACAAAGGCAATAACCGGTTTTTGCTGGTCAACTTTTTTAATAAGTTCGGCCAGCGCCTGGGTTCCGTCAACGGTTCCACCAGGAGTATCAATATAAAGTATGATGGAAGCAATGTTTGGATTATCGGCTGCATCCTGGATTGATCTTCCGATGCTGGCCATTCCGATGGTAATCATTCCGCACTCCTCAACATCGTACTTCATGAGCGGACCGATGATGGGAATAACGGCAATACTGCCTTCGGGGGCGTCGCTCCAGTCTGAATAAGAATATGAGTAAGGTTTGCGGGCGTCCTGAATCAGAAAGGGTACAGAGCGTTTGTCTTGTTTGGCATCGCTTTCAGACTCAATAGCCAGGCCGTTAAGCAGGCGGTAAGGAATGGTTTTGTTGGCTTCGGCAAAACGAGCATCAATCGCCCAGGGGCGGCGAAGTAGCTGAGAAACAATGTAAAATCCTTTTTGCATGGCAGAAAGACCGGGAGTTTGGCCGATACTGCTGCAATATTAATATGGTGTAAGTGAGGCCGAAAGGACAGTAAATGTGCAAAAAGGCTGTAAAAACGGAGTTTAAATAATTGGAATTGAGGTTCCCAGGCTCTGATCCATAGGTGCCGGATGAGGCAGTACCGATGTTATGGTTATGGTAAGCCCGGTATGGTTGCCCTGCTGCTCCCCTATGTTTGGAGTGAATAATACCTTGGCATAAGGTAATATTATGCGGCTGCCATTATTATCGGTAATGCGTAAACAAATCCTTTTACCGGTGGCTTTGGCCAATTTTATGGTATTACTTGCGTCGAGGCCGGCAGTTTTATACGAAAGTTCAAAGGAAAACACATCTCCATGCTGTGTTTCGTCTGTTTTTGAGTTAAGCCTGGCCGATTTTGGCGAAAAATAATCTTCGCTGAATGATTTTCCTTCAACAAATGTTATGCTTGCTGAATTATTTACCGCAAAGTACTCCAATAAACTAATATCGGACATAAATGCCGATTCAATTTTGGTGATCAGGCCGGAAATGTTTCGGGTGTGTTTTTCGGTGAGCATTTTTTAAAAAAGTGTTTAAGCGTTAGCAATCGTTAACAAGGTGAAACAATTATTCATCACAAGGACAAAGAGTGTGTTTATCTGACAACTTTTTAGACTTATTCCGGGCTACCCTGAGGCGAGATAAATATCGTTTCCGGACCTGTAAAAACATGTCGAAAGCTACCGGTGGAATATTGTATTTTTCCATGAACAGGTAAACAGCAGAGTGAACATTAAAGTCAATGTCTTTCGACTTGGCTTTGTCCATGTGTAAATGAAACTCGGAATACATAAGCGCCTTCATGGCTTTTGCAATTTCCTTTTTGGCGACCTCGGGAACGTAGTTCCAGGTTAACACGTTTTTATCTTCCATGTATGGAAGATTGACCTTAAGTGTTTCTTTGCCATAATCTGGTTCGCCTGCATAATCGGGCGGAGATTTAATTACACTGAATGCCAGCATGGTATTGAACCTGTCTTTTTTGGGGAAAGAAACGGGTTGTTTGCCATACACGCTTTGTATGTAGGCAACTACGGCAACATGGCATTGAATGTTTACACTGATCTGGCTCATGCGGGTAAAGGTATAACGGATTGATAATAAAGTAAAGGAGAATAAATTTTGCTCCGGTGTGCTGCTAAATTAAGCATAAAAAATATACGAGGCAAAAATAATGGCAAAAGGCTAAAAAAATAGCGTAACTATACTTGTCAAAAACCGCCAAAAAAATAGTACGGAAGTACAAAAGTACAAAAAATGATTTATATACATGATTATCAACGTATTACATTTTTTAATTTTGAACTATTTTCTTTTCGTGCAAAAAAGTGCAAAAATAGTGCGCGCGTGCTTGCTACAGCCGTGCGGATTTTAGCTCAAAAAAAATAGTGCGTACTTTTGCACGATTTTTTTCCTATTTTTATATAAGTCTTATTATAAATATAATGAGGATAAATAAAAGAGTATGTATATATATGGTTATCAGCGTTTTAAACGATTTTCCCTAAGCTGGTTTTGTACCCCTGCACTATAATAAATTCATAAAAGCGGGGAGGGGCGCGAAAAAAAATAGTGCGGAAACCTGGTTAAATGGTGTGAGCTTCGCTCACGAGAGTGCAGCTGAAGCTGCCTTGATGCCCAGGAAAAAGGTATCCGCCGGAGGCGGATGAGTGTGCCGCTGAAGCGGCCGGCCGTGAACTAATTTTTTAGTTGATTGGCAAGCTAAAAAGATTCCCCCGCTACAGCGAGATGTAGCGGGGGAATGGTAAGGCAGAGGGTGTATATGCGACTGTAGAGGGGTTGAGTTATTTGTTTGATTTCTAAATAACAATTGAGTCAATTGGTGACTTTATCTTACTAATCAGATTATGGCTAAGGTGCAGGTACATGGCAGTTGTTTTGCTGCTTGCATGGCCTGCTAGTCTTTGAACCAGATTTATATCAGTGCCTGCTTCAACCATGTGTGTAAAGCTACAATGTCGCATTAAGTGAGTATAAACTCTTTTGCTGTCAATGCCAGCCTTTTTGGCAAGTTGCTTTACAACTTGGTTTACAGAGGTATCTGAATATTGTAACGTAAATTGACCATTTAATACATACTCTTTGCTTTTGTATTCAAAGTAGTAATTTTCCAGCAAAGGAATTAAACTGCCAGGAAGCATTACCTGTCTGTCTTTTTTACCTTTTGCAGCCAAAACATTAATAATCATTCGGCTGCGATCAATGTGCTGCCATTTAAGATTAAGTAGTTCTGATACCCTTAGGCCGCAGGCATACAATAAAGAAAGAATTACTTTATGCTTAAGATTTTCGCAGGCTGTAAACATAGCCTGTATTTCTTCTTTGCTTAAAACAATTGGTAGTTTCTTTTCTGCTCTTGGGTATTCAATGTATTTGAATTTCATAGGCTGCTTACCGGTTAACTCGTAAAACAATTTAACGGCACTCAAGCGATGCTTTCGGCTGTTAATTGTATTCGCCTGAAGCAACCAGACTTTTATCTGCCTTTCACTGATCTCTGATGGCTTTGTGGCAACAGGCTCGAAATGCTTAAGAAATAATTCCACCTGTGAGCAGTAATTTTTGATTGTGTTGTCTGCATAGTTTTTGAGCCGCAGATCTTCGGAATACTGCTGTATGTACTTTCCGATGTTCATTGTGTATGTTTTTAATTGTTAGATATTTGTACAACTTTTGTACAAATGATAGTTATAGCCAATACTGCTTTTGTGCTTCATATCAGCATTTGTGAGAAAAGAATTAAAAAAATACCTCCCCACTGTTCTGCAAAAGCCTGTGCCATTCCTTCAAATGTTTTGCTTCTTAATGTTTGTC